TATTCTTACCATATTTTATTTTTTTAATAATTGTGTTATTTTAATTATTGTATAAACCAACGTAGCTATTATTAGAAGTCCTTGTAAATATTCATTTATCTTTGCGATTGTTATTATATAAACACTAATTCCTAATATTGTTGGTTCAAATCCGTTCATTTTTTAATGTATTTTTTCTGCCCAATATATATATGTATCGCCATTGTCATTTACTCCTTGTTGACTACCCATTGTCCAACCATCACTATCAAAACTTGATACTGTATTTGATTCTGTATCTATTGCAGATGTTAAATTAAAGAACAATGTTTTACCTGATAATCCTGATTGACTATTGAATACTCTCCAGGCATTACTACCATTTATTTGTTTAATCATAAGAAAATCTGGTTGAAATCCAAGACCAGTAATACTTTGTGTGCTTCCATTTCCTGTGTATGTACCAAATTTTCTTTTACCTGATACTGAATGAAAACAATATGCTATATAGTTGTCTGCTCTATCGCCTACACCACTATCATTACCGACATTTATCACCGAAGATGTAGGTGCTGCTCCAAATATTGAACTTAAAGTATCCTCTGCATTAGATGATTCTAATCTTAAATATTGATTAGTATTAGATAAATCTTTATGATAAACAAACCAACTTGGAGTACTCCATTCATAATCTTTTATAATTACAAATTCAGGTGCGGAGCTTAAGCCGTGACCAATAGTTTTTGCAGAACCATTAGCTGTTCCTTGATATTTCACAACACTGAAACCTGCACTTTGATTTGCATTTGCTAAAGATGTAAGATTACCATTATTATTTACAAGCCAAGTTCTACCTGCTCTCCAAGCAAAAGAGATATTAGTTTGACCGTTGGTATTACCTGTTTCATTACCAAAAGTAAATCCATCAAAAGCAAATGATTGTAAAGTAGCACCATTTTGTACTGCTTGACTTGTCTCTGTTGAATCTAATTTATTTCCTGCACCTCTAACAGAATCAAACCAAGAGAAAGAACCAGTTGCACTTGTAGCTTTTGTAATAACTAAATCAGGTCTAAAATCAAATCCATCTATGTAATGATTCGCACTTCCATTTCCTGTATAAGATTTGATATTAAAATTATATTGCGTAGTATTATCTTGTGTAACATTTTTCTTCATTGCCCAATAAATATAGCTTTGACCACTACCATTTGTCATACCACTTGTTGATGGTACTTTAAAACCATTTGTTTCACTAAACATTCCGTGGTTACTAAATGATTGTTGTGCTTGTGTTTGGTTAAAAGCATTAAGCGTCATACCTAAATCATAAGAGCTAAATACTGCCCAATCCTCCCCAGTTGCATTTGTCTTTTTTACTACAACAAAATCAGGTGTAAATCCTGTTGTAATAGTTTGTAAAGAACCTGTACCTGTATAACTACCAAAACTACTAAAGCCACTTATGTCTGTAAAACAATAAGCCATACAAGTTTGTCCACTTGCATTTATATCAGAATGATTACCAATATATATTACTGTAGATGTTGGATTTCCATCATAAAATGATGATTGAGTTCCTACTGCACCATTTTGATTTAGATACATATATTTATCACCACCACCATAACTTGTGTGCCAAGTTACCCATTCACCATTTGAAGTTGCACTTTTGTAAATTACAAATTTTGGTGCTGCACTCAAACCGTGACCAAGTGTACCTGCACTCCCAGTACCAGTCCATTGTACAATACTAAATCCTGCTGCTGCATTTGCAGAAACAGTTGTTGTAATTGAACCATTTGAGTTTGATACTGTATTCTCTGCTGCTTTTATAAACCAACCATTATAAGTTTCATTTAAATAATCAGAATTACTTGGTGAAAAATTACCATAGAACTCTGTATTTTTTGCATTATAAGCACTCGGTCCATAGCTGCCACTTTCTTGGTCATCAACTCTATTAGTTGCTAACCATTTACCTACACCTCTGACTATATCAAACCAACCCCAATGATGAGCTTCACCTTTTGCTCTTGTTATTACAAGACCTGCTCTAAAGTTGTTCATTATGTTTTTAGCATAATCTGAACCACCCCAATTTTCAGCAGTAAAACTTTCTGCTATTGTTGGTGTTTCATCTGCTGCATCTCCTCCTATTGCCAAATATAAATAAGTATTACCATTTGCATTTATATCTGAATTTGAATTATTAGCACCATCAAAATAAAACTCAGTACTATTAAAAGTTACATATTCTGCTGTATCATCATATTCAGCATCTGGTATATTAGCCCTTATTGATTTATCAGTACCTCGTTTAGAATCAAATATTCTCCAATCTCCTGTATTTGAAGTATTTTTGATTATAATAAACGATGCTTTAAATCCTATTGTTTGATTATTACCTTGACTTCCACTACCAGTATATGTACCAATTTTTTGGTAACCTTCTATATTTCTAAAACAATAAGCAATAAAATTATCTCCTGATTTATTTACTGAATTATCCCCACCTATACCAAACACAGTATCGTTACCTGTTTGTGCAGTTGTAGAATCATTTGTTACAGCTGGTCCTCCTACAAATACTGTCCTTGCATTATCACCAAGTTGTGGTGTTTGTATAATCCATTTATCGTTGTGGTCTCTATCCTTTATAATTACTAAATCACATTTTGCAGAAAGACCGTGACCAACAGTCCTTGCAGAATTACCATCACCTACATATTTAACTATTGAAAAACCTGCTGCATCATTAGCTTGTACTGTACTTGTAATTGTACCATTTGTATTACTACTTGTATTACCTCCGTTTGCGTGGAAACACCAGGCAACATAACTTTGACCATTACTGTTATAATTAGTATTTCCATCATTAAAACTAAACCCACTTGAATCAAATGAAAAAACACCTCTGTTTTCTTCAGCATCAACAGCACTTGACGAAAGTTCTTTTAAAGAACCTCTTGAACTATCAGACCATATATGCTCTCTTGATTGTCCTCTATCCTTTATCCAAACAAGGTCTGGTGAAAAATTTAGTCCACCGATTGATTGACTTCCCCCATTACCTGTATATAATATAGTATTAAAATGATTTGATGGTGTTATAGCACCACCCCCACCACCTGTGTCAGTTGCACCTGCACCAATAAGTCGTTTATTTACACTCATTGATTAAATGTTTGGGAAATCGTATGTAATTACATTTGCCTTTTTTGTAATTGCATTAATTTCAGATTCTACATTTTGTGATTGCACTCTAAGATTTTCTCTTGCTTCACTAATATCACTTGGCACTTCTGTTCCATTGTCAATATTTCTTATCACATACCAATCTGTTTTTGCAAGTTCACTTCCAATCCTATTTTTATAATTTGCAATCGCTTGTTCTTTTAATTCACTTAATGATTTAGACCAAGTTTTGTTAGATATATCTTTTTTAAATACTGTTTCCTCTGTATCCCAATATACCTCACCTAAATTATGTATTCTTTCATCATAAGAATCATCTACAATAACATCAAAAAGACCATTGTTTTGCATTTCTTCTTCAGACCAATCTTTTATGTTTAAATGTAAACCTGTTGAAGTTCTTAGTTTTGTAGGTAGTGAATTATAAAAAGTAATTGTACCCTCGTTATTTACTGCTAATCCTATTTTCATTATGAAGCTATTTTATTAATTGTTGCGAATTGTTCTGTTGAACCATTTGTAGATACAATACTAACTAGATGTTCACCTGAACCATCATATGTACTTGCACCATTTAATTCTTTTACACTTGTTGGTAATGTTAATTGATAGTTACCATCTATTACAAGGTTTATTTGCATACCTGTTGATACATTTGCAAATGTTAATGTTGTGTCTCCTGATAATGTTTTTGTAAATACTTGACCTGCACTCCAATCAACACTCGTTCCTGAACCTAATGCAACGATTGTTTTAAAACTTGCACCCAGCATACCGTGACTAACTGAACTTGTATCACCTGTTCCTACAAGTGTACCTGTTGCAGTAGGTAATGTAAGCACTGCTGAACTTGCAGATGCGTGTGGTTGTGCTTTTATTGTTTGAAAGTGTGCATTAGAACTTTCACAATACATTCTAATTTCAGCTACACTTCCTGTTCCTGTTCTCATTTGTATTGAGCCGTCTGCTATAGTAATACCACCTGAAGAACCATTACCTCCTATGTTTAAGGAGCCACCACTAAAATCTGCTTTTGCATTTGTTACAGCGTCATTAGCAATAGTTAAAGAACCAGATGATACAGTTGCATCACCTGATATTGCTAATGTTGAACCGTTACCAAATAGAGCATATATTTCGTCTATGTTCGAGTTTGTCGATTGCATTGCAGTTCTTAATGGGTCACCAGTACCATCATTAGCTGAACTACCTACGTTTATTGCTGTTTTTGCCATAATTTATAATTTTTAATATACTGTTTTATCTGCCGTTATACTTGTGTCATCTACCAATTCTTTTGTTGTATCTGCCGTTAAGAAAGAACCGTCTGCATCAAACGGATAAATGCTTCCCCAACCATTCGTTTCATTTGTGTTTCCAAAGTTACTTACTTCATATATTGTACCGAATGACATCTTTTATCTTTTTTAAATAACTACTTAATTTAAATTCGTTTTCTTTCTTAGGCTTATAGTTTTGCTTTTTTTTTATCATAGCACCCAGTTAGTAAAATTAACATCTCTGAACGGATACATACCGTCATCTTGACTTGCTGTATAATTTGCATAAAGATTACTGTTATTGTCCATATAATCAATAAATCTTTTTGCATAAAAATCTGCTGTTTCTTGTGCATGTTTTGTTAATTGTGTAATCTCTGATTGAGATGCTGATGTAGCATTTTCGCTATTATGTTTATAGATTCCACCATTGCTAATCTGATATGCAGCATAAGGCATATAAGTTGCTTGTGTGTACCAAATAAGCATAGGTTTTATGTATGTATTTACTAAAGTTGCGTTATTTACAGATAAATTGTTGTTTATAACGCCAAGCTGTAGCTCATCATA